GTATTGGCGCGCAGCGCCATAATGAGTGGATTTGCCGTTCCTTCTGCCATCACATCACCCCGCCCACTTCACTCATAACATGGAAGCTCGCAAAGACTGTTGAGCCACCAAGACCTCGGATGCGCATGCGCAGAGAGCCGTAGTAGCCAAGGCCTGTCACGCCAATCCACAACTCGTACGTGTTCGACGACGACGCCCAGCGCGCAAGGTTCCACTGCGCGTCATCCCACTCGGGACGCGGTTCTGTCGTAAACGACGGCGCACCGGCTACGTTACCGAACGAGTATTGCGTGTTCAGTCGTATCTTGATCGACGGCGGCTGGCGCGCGATGAACACCGGGCGAACCATCGTGAAGCGCTTGAGCTGCCCTGGCGTGTTGAACGCGTTGAAGCATGTCTGCAACTCGCCATCGACGGCCTCGCCGCCGTCGCCCTGCGTGTTGACTTGGTCGAGCTCACCGTAGAAGCCTTTCGCCACCGCATAGTCGTCGGTCGCGAAATACAACTGCCCGTTGAGCATTGCCGTCGCCGTCATTGGCATACCAGAGAACGTGCACCACGCGCCGGTATTGATATTCATGCCGTACTGCTCATACGTGCCATCGACCTCGGGCAGCTTGATGACAAGCACATCCGAACTTGGCACCAAGTACACGTCCCACGAAATCTCGTCGCGCAAGCGACTGATGACAGGTGACAGTACCGATTGAATTTTTTGAGCCGGGCCCGGCTGGATCTCGCTAAACTGGCCGTTCACAAGACGCGAGACCGGAACGATGCCAAGCTCCGATAGCAGCATTACGTCGCCGCCAAAGTTAGTGAAGAAGCGCCCGTAGCGTGGCACTGGGCCGACATACCACACGCCCTTGATTCCAAATTTGGTCGGGTCTGATGGGTCTGTTCCCTGCCATACCGACACGTCACCCTGCGAGCCGACGACGACAAGGTAGTCGTCGATACCCATGCCGGCGTCAAGCGTCCAGTTAACAAGACCGCGCACGTAGCCGCCATTGCGCAGCGTGCCGCCCATCGGGAACTCAACCGCCCCACAGTCGAGAACTGCGTCGTGTTCCAAAGATTTTGTGTGCTGCCCGTACCAGACACAGCAACAGTCGGCGCGACGTTAGCAGTTGTCGCGTTGTAGATATTTCCACCCGCCGCCGCAAATAGTTTGCTGTTGGCTGGATTTGGCGCGTTATACGAAAACAACGAGCGGATATCGTTAACTACAGTCAAAGGTAGCGTGTGGTACTGCCAGCCACGACGCAACTCTGCGCCGGTCTGCTTTGGGATGAAATTGCGCATCACCAGTGCATCGGTGAGCGCCATGTTGCTGATCGGGTCGCGATAGTTGAGACCGCCGACGGGAGCCGGCGACACAATAAGCTGCGACACTTGCGCAGCCGCCGCCAGTCGCGGCGTCTTCCACGACTTGAGCGGGACAAGCGGCACTAGCCGACGCCTCCAAAGCCCGTGTCAGGCGTGTTGGTCAGCGGTTGAATGTACGGATACTGGAAGGTGCGAACCATCGTCAAAACCGGAGCGCCCTTCTCGTTGCCCTTGCGGTTCTCGTAGTTGACTTGGAAGTCGCGCATTGCCGCCGACGAGTCCAGACCCTTCATCTCGAGCCACTTCGCGCGAGCGAGCAGCGTCACGAGATACGAGTCGAGCAGAATCACGTCGCCGTTTTTGGTCGCGCGATTCTTGTAGACATCAGGATTGTCCTGGTCACGCACCCACGCGAAGCTCTGGTAATAGAACGAGAGTGTTTGCGCTTCGGTGGGTGGGACAAGGATGTAGAGCTTGTTGCTGCGGATCTGCCAGTAGAACGACAGCGTCGGCAGCGTCTGACGAATGATGAGCTGCTGCCAGAACTGCGGCGAGATCGGGCCGATGGCCGGCCACTGCATCGACGAGTTCCACTGCGTCTGATCGACAAACTCGTAAAAGTCCTCCGGCAAGTCGAACGCGCGCTCGTCCTGTCCAGCAGACTGCGCTTGAATCGACATGGTGTGAACTTTCTGCAGCTCCTGCCAGTCGTTCATCGACAGCAGGTCGTACCCGGCGAGGTTGACCGCCTGCACCATCTGCTGCACAGACGGGTCAGGAGATCCCGCCGGGTCGGACGGGGTCGGATAGCTCACCAGCGCGGCTACGTTTTGAACGATAGCCGAGAGGGACGATTCGTCTACGATCTGATAAGCCATCCGGTTTCCTTACTCCGCGTCAGTCTTGGACTTACCCGACTTGGAACCCATCATCTTCGTGATCGCTTCGATCTGCGCCTGCAGCTCTTCGATCTTGCTATCGCGCGCCTTCAGCTCTTCGTTCATCTTCTCAATCGGGGCATTGCCCTTCGCGATCTCGAGAAACGCCTTCGCGGCGCGCTTGTCTTCTTGAAAGCCAAAAAACTTCTGGCCGAGATTGTCGTTCGCATCCGCGAGCTGCTCGACGGTGTGCAAGCCGAAGAATTTGTACTCTTCAACCTTTGACGGCGTCATTTTCGGCAGCGACGAGATAGGCGTGCCTTCTATCGCATTGCCCTGACCCGCTTTCCACTTCTGATATCTGTCGGCAAACCGGCGCGCGTCGATCGAGTCGACTGGACGCTCAATTACGCTCAGCTTGTCGCCAGGCACCATGATTTTGATGTAGTCAACTTCCTTGTAAATTGCGCGTCCTTCCTGTTCAGACAAGCCCGGCTGTAAAACCGGCTTGCGGAAGAACTGCACAAACAATTTTGTGTCAGCAGAAAACCGATCCTCGTCAAGGCCCGGTGCGTCTGCTATTGCAGCCCAATCTGTCGGCATCGTGGCGGTGTTCACTATGTGTTTTCCTTTTATGTTGTCAAAGAAAAGCGGGGCCGAAGCCCCGCTCGGTCATTAAGCGACGTTGGTCTCGTACTTAAAGTCCGTGCCCGGCGAACCGCCGATGCGCGAACCACCGAGACTGACGCCGTCGTTGCCGCGAAGGCCAATGCCCTCGACGGCAGCGCCTGTATCCTGCGAAGCGTTGGTATCAACGACCGCGGGATTGTTGGCGTTTACTGCTGCGCTGTAAGTCGCTGCCATTTCACTCTCCCAAAAAAGCCTTACCGAGCGAGGGGTCACCCCACCCGGTAAGGCAAGGGTGACCCCACCACGAGGTCATTAGTTCTGGATACGGCCCTGGAACTGAGCGCCAGACGATGTGAGAGCACCGGCCCACGCTAAGATTTGAACCTCGGCATCCTGGTTGATGGCGTAGCGACGGTTCGGGCTCAAAGAAACCATGTTCCGGTCTCGATGCGGCCTCAGAAATAGGTATTTCGTATTTAGCATGAAGCCAGTAGCAGCCGGGCAGTAGCCGCCGATACCGCCGTCGAGCACGACATCCGCGTCCATGAATTTCACGGTCGGGAAGCCGAGCGAGCCGGTGGCCGGATCGGTGAAGCGCTGCTGAGCCTGCAAGGAGCTCATGTAGTAGCTCCAGTAGGTGTTGTCGAGAACGATCAAGTCCGGTCGGTCAGCACCACGCACGAGCGAAGCCCAGAGCGTGTTGAGGCCGGCCTGGATTGTGCTCGAGCCCGGCGTAACAGCAGCCGTCGAAAAGTCGTACAGCTTTGAGCGCCAGAACGTCCACGTCGCACGGTCAATGCCACCGTAGGTGCCAGTCGTCGGATCAGAAGGCACGGCGGCGTTGAGGCCGACGACTTCCTTACCGCCCGAGCCAGTGCCGTCGCTGTAGATCGACTGAGCGAGCTTGTTCGCCATCGTCGATTCGGCGACGTTAATGCGAGCCTCGAGCAAGTCGATGAACGCTTCGCGGCCGCTGTTCTGCAACATCTCAAGACCGGACATAACGACCGGGCAAGCGAGCTGCTTGATGCTAAACTCGGCAGCCGAGATCACGTCCTGAGCGGCGACCGGCAACAGGTCGTAGCCCGAGTAGAAGCCGGCGTTGCCGTTCTCGGCAAAGCTCAGTTCCTGCATGATCGACGAACCACCGCCGAACGGCTTCACATTGCCGCGCTGGTTGAGCTTGGCAAGAAGAGCGTTGTTCTTGGTGACGTTGTCAGCGATCTGACGCGTGCGCGACTGAATCGTAGTCGCAATGATGTCCGTAACGGACGTATTTGCAAAAGCCATTGTGATGAAACTCCCACAGGAAAAAAGTAATTGGGGCTAATGCCCCACCCGTTTTCGTGTGGCCTACGCGAACCTGTTCAGTCCGGTATGTCGTAGGTGGGCGCTTGCGCGCTCCTCGAGCTTCGGTGGCTGGCGGTGCTGTTGGCACACCGGGGAGGTGCGTCCTTACGGATACACCATCCCCGATGCGTTTATAGCATCATCGTGCGTTTGCCGCAATAGCCGCCTCAATAGCAGATCGCACATCTGTCGGATCGCTCTTCGGCCCTGCAATCGTCGGAGCGCCAGATACGCTGACGGCGGCAGCCTTCGCCCTCTGAGCGGCGCCCGTGAACTGCTGAGCGCCCTTCGCCTTCGCGCGCTGCTCGAGTACAGAGCGCACGCGCGGATTGACCAGGCACGCCTGCTTGTACGCATCCTGCAGCGACAGATCGCGGCCGCGGCGCTGCGCGACCTCGAGAATGTCGGCCATTTCCTCGCGCACATCCTCGCCAAACTCGGCGCGCTCGAGGAACGTCTGCACCTCCCCGACCGCTTCCTGCTGCATGCGCTGCTGCTGTACGGCCTGCGCCTGCTGGAACTGCGACATGAACTGCTGAACTGGCGCGAGCTGCTGCTGCAATGCCTGCTGCACCTGGTTCTGCACCGGGTCGACGCGTGGCACCTCGCCGGCAAGTGCCGAATCGAGCGACTCGATAAAGCCCTGGCCGAAACGGCCAACGCCGAACTGCTTCACCATGCCAGCTACGAGCTGCGCGAGCTCTGGCGCGGTGCCAGTGCGCAGTTTCGCTGCAGTTGACATCAGGTTGTCGATTGCCTGCAGCGGGTTGCTGTTCTCGGCCTTGATAAACATTTCGTACGGCCGAATGACGTTTTGAAGCTGCTCAGTAAAGCGACGAGCTTCTGCCGTCTCTTGCAGAGTCGACTGCATCTCGCGCTCTCGGCGAGCTACCTCGGCTCGCACCTCAGCAGGCAGCTTTCCCCAGTGCTCACGCACGTCGGGGCGCCACGAGGCCGGCGCCCGCTCTTGCGGCGTAGCCTTGGGCTCTGACTTAGGGCCAGGCTGAATGCCTTGCGTGGCGTCGGTTGGCGCTGCGGTCGCCTCTGGCGCAACTTCCGGCTTAGGCTCTTTGTTCTTGAAGCGCCCTTTCTCGTCGCGCTTCTCGCTTTTTTGAACCTCTGGCGCGGGGTCTTCCGCGGCTACAGGCTCGGGCGCAAAGTCTGCCTCGATGACCGGCTCGCTGGCCGGTTCCGGCGCAAAGCTGTCGGTGGTCTCTTCAGCGGGCACAGCCGCCTCGAGTGCGTCTCGAATCGTGGTGGGTTCGGTCATGGATTACCTGCGGTTTTGTAGTTTCTCGATAGCTCTTTCAACGTCCTGCCGGCGGACAGATCCGCCGTGCTGCATGTAGTGCTCGCGCGCCTTTTGCGCCTTGGCCCAGTCGCTCTTGAAGTCGTCAGCGGTGGTGAGCCCCATCTTGCGCATGTAGTCGCGGTGCTTCTTACGCGTGCTGATGTCAGCGCCGTCAGTGGCGCGCAGCCCGTCGTAGTGACGGTCGCCCCAAAGACTGCCGAGGTGGTTTGCGGCGTCTTTGCCTTTGCGCGACGGCTCGTAGCCCGGTGTAATTTCGACAAGGTCGTTGACCTCGTCGTCCCAAATGTAGCGTTTGCGTGTCATCGTTGCTATAATCTCAACACGAGGTATATATGAAAGACGTAGTTATCGTTACAGGTGACAAAGTTGTACGCGTGCCGCGTGGAACGTGGGGCGCGTTTTTGAAAGCGGCAGGCTTGGTGATCGATAGCGGAGACATGTACCCGTTACTCGATAAAGTCGTATCGCACGCCGAGCTTCGCGCGGTCAAAGATCTGAAGATTGAGCTCGACGATCACAACGACTCCTCGTCGTCCTGAGCGAGTAACGCCGCCGTGCCACCGCCCGCGGCGCCGACTCCGTACAGCGGGCCCATTTTGCGGATAAGGTTCTTGCGCAGCACTTCCTGCGGCGACATGCCGGTGACGCGCGCCGTGCGCTCGATCGCCTCGTTGACGTGCTGGATCATCGGTTTGCCGGCGGTGCCCTTCAGCCCTGCCCACATTACATCCTGAGCCTCCGCTG